CTACAAAGTAGTTATCCCCATACTTTTGAATCAATAGATCATAAAGCTCGAAGTATGATTGGTTGATATAGCTGTTTAACTCTGAATCGCTTACAAACTGAGAATTAACCATGTCCGCGCGCTGGCGGGATGCCGTTCTTAGCTCGGCAAGCGTCATCGTTGTAGCCATATCTATCCTTTCATTTCTTCATCTTGCTCTTCATCGGCTTCTTGGATCTCTGCCCAAAAAGCTTTAAGAGCGTCAACCACACCCATGGATGACTTTTGTTCAATGGCGTGAATCAATTCAGAAGCAATAACTTTAATCGCCTCATCATGTTCATCCATTGAATGCTCTTCTTTCACTTCTTGCTCAGGGCCATTCATGCGAGAAAGAATGACTCCGATTGCTTTTTTCTTTTGTGGAATAATCATATTTCCACCTTATTGAGCAGAAGAGTTGCCGAGTTGGATGTTAAGGTAAAGCTGTTCACCAGATGCCGGGTTAGTAGCTACGCCACCAATGTGGAATTGAACATCGATATAGCAATCGCCCACGATATTGTGGCGAAGGCTAGTGATGTACATTTCAGGTGCAGCAGGAGCAGCAGAGCTTACAAACACTGGTACCATGTTAAAAAACTTGTAATAAACATCGAGAGACTTAGCGGTGGTTCCGAACAGAATGCGATATTTGCCGGTAGCGGTTTTGCTGATAGACACAATGCCCTTGCTGTTTACAGCGTCGAGGGTTACTGCGCCAGAAGCACCGAAAGTAGCATGAGCAAACAAGCTCACCACTTCTTTTTCGAGAGTCTTATCAAACTGGTTAAAAAATCTATTTGCCATTTCCTATTCCTTTTCTGACCAGGTTCTTAGCCTGGAGGTTGGTTATATAAAATCAAGAGCGATCCCCACCGTCTTGAAGTCAGGGAGTGAGACCATTAGCCCCACTCCCCCACTTTATTCACAATTAAGCAGACAAACTAACTACGCAATTCCAACCCGGAGCGTTGGTTCTGAGCCCGTAATACGCGCCCACACGCACTTCGCCCGCATCAGCGTTGCTTACGCGAAGCATTTCCAGTCCATCGCCGTAGCGAAGGATCTGTGGAACTTCTCCAAGGCCTTCAAGACACCAAGTGTCCATCTGGAGGAGGTAGCCAGTCAAAGCTTGGCAGTTACGATCAGGGAATACCTTGATCATGCTGTTTGCGCCGTTGATCATGATACCGCGGAAAGCGATTTCAGCAGGGCCTTTAAGCTCTGTGTAAGTAACCTTGCTTCCGAGAGCTTTTTCAAGCGCTGCGTATGAAGCGAAGTTAGTGATCAACACGTTAGGCTTACCGCCTTCACGCGCAAGCAAGCTAGAAGCGTCGATGATAGCTTCTTCGATTGACTGTGCGGATCCGTCGTAACGAACACCAGCCAAACGGGTAGGATCTACAGAGCGATCCACACCGAAAAAAGAGTCACCAGTGCTTGGAGCTGCTTTTGGAAGCCATGCTGCGAGTCCTTTTGGCTTGAGGTTCAAGTCACCCTGAACGACAAGGTAAGCATTCGCTGCCCAAGTAACAGAAGGAGATGCAGAGAATTGAACGGTCAATACGCCGCTAGAGCGGTTAACTTTGGTCACCACACCCACGTCAGAGCTTGCGGCTCCGCCGTCGGTAGCAGTAGCAATCAAGTACATATTAACTTCGAACTGAACAACATCGTTAGCATTAGCAAGAGCAATGGTAGAGATGTAAGGTCCAGATCCAGAAGTGCTAATAGAAGCAATCTGTCCGATAGAGCCGGTGCCGCTACGGAACAAAGAGCTTGCTACAGAGTTAGTGATAGAGCGGATAGCGCCATCAATAACGAGCTTAGCACCTTCCAAGAAAGACATTTTGTCAGTCTTAGAAGCAAGCATGGTTTGGTTGTCGATAGTAGCGATAGAGTAATCACTTACGCGAGTAAGCAAGAAAGACTCGATCTGTACCGCAGACTGGTTACCTTGAGCATTGCTGAAGGTAGATGAACGGCCCTGAGAAGCGCCGGTGATGATAGGGATTGGCTTGTACTTACCACCGAAGTCGGTGTTCTTCTTGACCATAGCCAAGAATGGGTTATCAGCGTAAACGAGGTTTTCTACAACCTGGCCGTCATAAAGTTCTTTAAGTGCAGCGTTCATTGCACTTAGGTCTAAGTATTGAGACATGATTTGTTATCCTTTTTAAAATAATTGAAAAATATGGTGTCACTCACCACTATTAACTTCGCTTAAAGGCCCATTCGCATTAAAGGGCAGTCAAAAGGATAACTTACAAGCTGCTATGGTATGCAGCGACCCTGGCATTACTTATTTGATCGCTTGAACTATCAAAGGTGCAGGGGCTTGGCCAACCGTGGCCGCTACCCCTGCGTGGCTATGTAGTGTCTTATTTAAAAAATGTCATGCACCGCTTAACTTTGCAAGGGCTCTTTGTAGACGCTCTTGCTCAGTCTTTGGAGGCAGAAAGCTTGGGGCTGAGCTAGACACGGCCACAGTATTGTTTAGTGTCGGGCTTGGCCCCTTGCTTTGTGTGGTTTGCGGTTGATCGTCCTTTTTGGGGGCGAATTTGTTTTGGAATTTCTTAGCTTTAGACAAGGTAGACTCAAATTGCTCTTCCAGGTATTGCTCAACCAATTCAGAAGCCTTATCAATTGCCATGATCTTGCCAGAGCTATTGAAGTATTCTTCGATCGTATCAAATACCAAAGCTTCGGCTTCATGCAGAGCGATAAGCTCATACTTGTCTGGGTTTCCGGTGATGTGTTCAGTCACCTTGGTTTTAAACGCGCTAATGGTCTCCTCATAAGCTTTTTCAGCATCGGCCTTAGCCATGCGCTCACGCTCTAGCTCACGATTCTCCTGCTCTTCACGGAGCTTCTGGATCTCACCCTTCAAAGAGCTAAACTCTTGCTCAGGAGTAGGCTTCTCGCCATTCAAAACGTAATTAACTAGGTCATCATATTTGATGCCCATGGCTTCAAGGGCCTTGAGAGGATTTTGCTTGGCTTCGGTCTTATACTTATTGAAGCTTTCGATCTCTTGGCGAGCACGCTCGATCTCAGCGCGTTCAGCTTTAAGCTTGGCTTGAGCTTGTTGTGCGGCCTTGGCTTTCTTGGCAAGGGCTGCAAACTTAGGTGCAAGGGCTGGCTCTTCGGTCTTTGCCGGCTCAAGGCTTACCTGTGCTTCTGGCGCTGAAGGCTTTGCCTCACCAATTGGGTTTTCGTGTGTTGGAATGTTAAGTGTTGCTTCTTCGCTCATAGTCCTCGCTCCTTTTTCTTGAGTTGTTTCTTAAACTCTTTTGCGTCCTTCTCAACTTGCTTTCGAATAATGTCGTTATAATGACGACACATAAAAAGAAAGCCATGATAGGTGTTACAATTATCGCAGCGCCTAAGGGCGCCATAAGCCTCACCATGGTTTGGTTGTTTCTCCATTAACCGATTGCTCCAGGCACGTTAGGGATAAGCTCGCTTTGTGGAGTTGGCATAGGGTTAGCCTGTGGGGCACCCATTGCCGGAGGAGCTGGAGGCATAGACTTCTGCATGAGCACTTGAACCTGGTCATTGAAAGTACGGAGTAGCTCTAGCTTTTCCTCTTCAAGTCCAGACATCTTGCCGCGAGTGTAATACTCAAGGCTTAGCTCTTGGGCAAGCTTTAGGTCATCAAATGGATCTGGAGGCGTAAACTCGCCATCGTCGATGATCTTTTCGAGGATCTCATGGAGATAGTCTTCTTGGCTGTTAGCAAGGTCTTCAATCTGGTCAAGATCAGGGAAGTCAAGCAATCGACGGCCAGAGCGTGGGCTGATAATCCCTGCTTGCATATATTCCTGCACGGTTTGCAGGCGTCCTTCTGGGGTATCTGGCAAAGAGCTAACAGGGAACATTTGCATTACATAATCATCATCATCAAGGCTGATCTCTTTCCAGTTGATTGTCTCAATGAACTTCTTGCCCGGCACCTTAACTAGATACTTTCCTTCACGGTCAAAAATATCCTTGGCGGTCGCAATGGAGATCTTAGCCAAATCTAGGAATAGCTTTTCGTAAGCGTGGCCGATTGTATTAAATCTGTCGGACTCAATATCGTTAAACTCTCGAAGAGCCCGACCGCTATTAAGTCCGGCTGGCTTCATGGACGCGGCTGACATCTGGGACACGCCAACCTGTTCATAAGCCAAACTCTTTAACCGTTCAAACTGCTGATA